GGACTCTTCAACTAAGAACGTGAAGAACCCTCTAGACCTCAAGGTACCTGCTAGATGGCGGGACCTCGGCAAGCATGACGTGTTTGTCGCCCTTCCTGTCAATCGTGACGGAAAAGGTCTCCATGGCGTATGCGCTGATAGTGTGGATCTGGTAACGGGTTTACTCTATACAACTGGTTGGCTCAATCCAGATGGTCAAAAATTGAGACTTTCCTCAACTGTTCGATTGTTCTTGTCGAACGCTTCTAAAGTTGAAGAATGTGTGGATCGTGCAGTTGTGGCTTACAGGGCAATTGTGCAAGTTCTTGATAACTTCGTTCCCGAAGTTAAGAGAAGTCAAGTTCTTCGTTTAAAGAAAAGTAGGTCCGATCTTTGGATCAGCTTTCTACGATTATCTCTCGAGGACAAACTTGAGAAGGAACTTAAGGGTGACTTATGTAAGCTTTTGAGTTATGGGACTAAGAAATCTACAGATAGATCTATTTCTGTATTTTCTGGTTTTATAAGGAGATTGTTGCTCACTCATGCAATAAGGATGAACTGTGAAGGCAGAACCGGTCGAAAGGCCGCCTCCTTTATACGAAGTCTTTATGAATCTAAGAGATGCTGGAACGAGATGTCCGGCGAACTTAGGCTTCAAAGCATGAATAAACATAAGGATCTTTTGAGTACACCTTACCCTTGTTCGGAGGAGGCAAAGATGTGGATAACTTCCGCGGTGAACCTTATAATTCCACCGGGGACACTTTATAGGCCAACGGGTCTGTGTGTTCCAACTTGGAGTGCGAGTTATGAAACTAGCTGCAAAGAGGGAGGTAACCATTCGAGTCTTCTCAGGGATGGGCGTGGAAAGTCTTTTGAATTAGGCGATATGAAGGGACAACGTGAATTTTCAGATCAGTTCGAATACGAGTTGGTTTGTGGTGCTGAACAGGAGGAGAATGATGTAAAATATCAGTCGATTCCCGAGCCTGGAAAGTTCAGAGTGATAACAGTGGGTCGCGAGAAACTCTATAGTTCATTTAGAGTTTTTCAACGCTTTCTGATAGACCTCTGGAAGTCTAGTCAATTCAGTACCATGGATCAAAATGTATTCGGGTTGATTTGCGGATTACGTGAGATGGAGGGGGATACCTATTACTCGGGCGATTATAGTGATGCAACAGATGGTCTTTCATTAGACGCTAGTGTTCACTGTATCTCTGTTGTATTGAAGAATCTGGGGATCTTTGAGTCATTCCTTGGAAAGCAAATAATCAGAAGCTTTTCAGGTGCAATAATTCATTATCCAGACGGATCTTCGATAAAACAAGTTCGAGGTCAATTAATGGGACATCCACTTTCATTTCCGTTACTCTGTATCATTAATTTGAGTACTTATCTGAGGGCGAAGAATATCAGCTTTTGCGGTGATAAAAGGAAGAGGAGACGTATTTTACGTTCGACTCGGAGAGTTATTATTAACGGAGATGATATTCTTTTCAAGGATACTAAGGCTTACGAAAATGAGATGGGTTTTCAGTGGCGATCTGCAGCTGAGGACGTTGGATTGAAGGTCAATGAAGCTAAGACTTATGAAAGTAGCCGTTGGGCTCTGATTAACTCGATCTTTGTTGATATGACCGTTGGAAAGGAAATACATTACTTACCTTTAAGTGTATGTATAGGCCATAATGTGAAGAGAGGAGAGATAAATCAAACTATAGGACAGTCATCCCAGCTGTGGGAACTAGCCTGTAAATTTGATTACGATCGAGGAAGAAGAATGTGCCAAAGATTGTTGCTCAAACAATTAGGTCGTCTTAGTCCGAAGGTCGGTTCGTTTGTCCCTAATTATTTTCTTCATAAGGATCTTGGTGGGTTTGGTCTTAGAGTGATTGATGGATGGAAGTTTGGTGTTAGTTATGAGCAACGGAAGGTCGCCGCTTACTTTCTTAGAAATCGGCTGGAGTTTTCTCTTAAGGAGAAATTTCATAAGATGCCTAAGGCAGTGGAGCTCGCTCTTCAAAAAGTTCGTTTATTAACACCTATTTCCGTCCCTTTCATTCTAGGTTCGAGTCCTATCTTTGGTCCTTTGCGAGAGAATGAGGATGTTCAAATGTATCTTGATTCAATTCTGCCAATGGTTCTGAGGTCTACCTGTTGGGAAGTGGGTGCTGGGGAGAGTATGGATTATCTCTGCTTAAACCAGTATCGTAAGGCTTTGCGTTGTAAGGAGGAACCTCTTAGCAGCAAGAAGGCATTTACGTACTTTCCAGCCCGTCTAATATCAAGAATTTGTGCAGTTGACGCTACAACACCTTTTCCGGTGAAGAGAAAGTTCATTTCTTCTAAGGGAAAGGAATCGGTCCAGGATGACTGCAAAAATAAGTAGAGCATCCGAAATGGGGTTCTGTATCTAACTATCCAAAATTGGTGACATGAATGATGTTCTCGTCATGAGATGTTCTTGTCTTAAAAGTTTCCAAGCCAAGAATTCATATGTTTGCGAAGGCATATGGTTCGGACGGTCAACAGACTGCACGGATAGGTTTATGAGTAAAAGTTTAGAGGTCTCAATGATGAAGGTCTTTCTTAGGTGTTATTAGCGTTAGGGGTGTATCTCCGATGAGCAAAGATAACTAATAGGAATTTCTCGAATTGGGGCAGACGGACAAATCGAGCCGTCGTCTCCGCTGTGCGTCGAGTAACTCATAAATAATACAGGATGAACAGTCGCACACTGAAGGGTGTGGTATCCCATACTAAATACTTATGTCTAAGAAATCTCTAGATAAGGGTTTAAGTCCCTACTTTACGAAACTTGCTACTCAAATGATCATGCCCTCGATGGCAGGTAATGGTCTCGTACCAAGTCCAAATTCAACACCCGCACAAGTTTGTGTTAGGAAGATTAGGAAGACCTTCGTCGTTCGTTCATCCTCTACTAACTTTGGCAACGGTTTTACTGTGGCTATGTTTCCAGATTTATTCACACCTGGATTCATATCGGCATCAGCAGATCTTCTGATTCCGAATCCACCGTCGGCCGTCCAAATCACTGGTAGAAATGAATGGACAAATGCTGGTCCAACAATGTCTTCTGGTACCGTCTCTGTGCGAGCAGGGGGTTCTCATTCAGTCTGCGCTCAGCGGATGATTGCGGACTCTGGAGCTGTTCAAAGGCTCGGATACTCTTTAACTCCTCTGGCTGCCACTACTTATAGTCTTTCTTTGGAAAATGATTCGGATACTGTCGCTACTTTTAACACTATGTATAAAGTAACTGGTGGTGCTTGGACTATTCTTTCAACGGATACCGTGGGTTTTGGAGGGTCGGTGCACACGATAAAGGGTACACTGCCGTTGAATACGGATGCGATCGCTTTCGTTCCTTCCACTACGATAGCTTCGGTAGGGAAGTTGCGTTCTACTATGATTTTAACGGTAGGACAATTCTTCTCTCCTGGGTCTGTCTCTTTAACAAACGCCTTTGAGATGTTTGTCATAGATAATAATATCAAAACAGGTAGGGTGATATCAATGAGCCTTCTTGTACGGAATACTTCTCCCGCTATTGCTAACGGAGGAAATATCTGTGCCGGTCGCGTTCCATTTGATTTTCATCCTATTAATGAGGTTTTCCAGAGTATGTCAATACTTCCCGAAAATCGTCGTTATCAAGGTCCCGCTTCGACTGGAGCGTATGTATCATGGATGCCTTCTCAGTTCGATGAATTTGAAATCGACAATATCGATCAGAAACGCGTGAGCTACTCTCAATCTGAATATATCATTTCTCAGATTGATGGCTGGGCGCCTCCTGTTGATACTGTTGCTTCAGCAACCATCGAATGTGAATGGTGTGTTGAGTTCTTCACACCCAATCAAGTCTTTGAGAAAGTCCTGACACCTCCACGGACCGAGGAATTTGAACTCCTGTTCCATGTTTTATTATCTATGCCAGCAGCCACGTGTAATCCTGAGCACGTTAAGTTGTTAAAGGATCTTTTGAGGAAAGGTGGTGAGTCAGTAAAGTCTGGTCTTCAGTTTGTTGACAAGAATCGGTCAACGATCAACGCAGTGTTAGCACTGTTAGCGAAACTAGCTGTCTAGATTTCTTATGTGGTCAAAATTGATCAGCGCATATTCAGGGGACACTACCTTGAGGGACACCAGGAGGTGTCAAGGGCATACTCTACAAGCGAGATGAAGGTTGGGGAAACCCAATCAGGCATTAGTGATCTAGAGTGGAAGGGAGGACGAGAACACATGGAGGCAACTTCTTGTTTTTATATTTTATTTTTTATGAAGCCCTCGGGTGGATGTGTATTGAAATATATTTACAGGATCTTTATGTGCGATAGATGTAGATGGAGCAGTCATCACTGTACCAAATAGAATTCAAGCATACATGGGGGATTCACACGTATTTAGTGTGCATGCCGCTTCTTATAAATCCTATTCAGTTAGGTTTAGATTACTTGTCTTTCTTGAGATCAAATAGTTCTGTGAAGTCTACAAATATCCGTTCTTTCTTTAACGTTGGTCAGAACAACCAACGTCCCCTTTGAAATATATTTACAGGATCTTTATGTGCGATAGATGTAGATGGAGCAGTCATC